TCTTTCACTAGGCTGTTTAACCCCTGAACATAATTGTGATACAAAAGCCTGTGATACATTAAGCTTTTCAGCGAAAGCTGTTTTTTTCATCCCAAGACTCTTTATCAGATAATCAATTCTTTCGTTAAGACGATTCATTTTTGACACCTCCTTTCTAATTAGTATAGTACACCATAGTAATTACAAAGTCAATAAAAAATATAACTGAGTTATAAAAAACTGTTGACAATTTATCTGAGTTATGATAAAGTATAACTAAGCTAAGAAACACAAGACAACCACACAGGAGGGAAAACAAAATGAAATTCTGCGATATTTTAATGGTAATCGACAATAGCACATTAATTAGAACAGTAGTAACAATGTTTGGTATGAAGTTCAAAACAGAGCACTATGCGGACTACTTTTTGGCTTATGAAACGGACGAGCTTTTAGACAAAAGAGTTACTGATATGAGAGTGACAGAAAAAAATGTGCTTGAAATTATTTTAGAAAATAAATAGCCGAAACGGTCAGAAATGACCGTCTGCCGGGAATGACCTCCCGGTACTGATGATGGCAGGTCGAGAAAGAGAGGTGTTGAAAAATGTCAGAAAAAGAAAAACAGATTCTTGAAGCTATAACAAAAGCTATTCCTAATATGTCTGAATTTAATAAAGGCTACTTACTTGGTATGGGTGAAGCAATGGCAAGCAATAAGAAGCAGGAACGTGAAGAACAGAAAGAAGGCGACTAGATGAAAAATATTCAAATCTTCGAAAACAATGAGTTCGGTTCAATTCGGACTCAGATAATTAATGACGAACCGTACTTCTGCTTAGCGGATGTTTGCCACGCATTGGACCTTGAACAACCTAGCAGAGTCAAATCAAGGTTAAAACCCGATGGGGTTACTACTAGTATGGTCATCGACAGCGTGGGCAGGAGACAAAATGCAAACTTCGTGAACGAACTTAATCTTTACAAAGTAATCTTCCAGAGCCGCAAAGAAAGTGCAGAACGCTTTACTGACTGGGTAGCCGGAGAGGTTCTTCCGTCCATTAGAAAGACAGGTGGTTATCAAAAACCTGCAACAATAGCGGAGCAGATAGGCTTACTCGCCACAGGCTACGGAGACCACGAAGACCGCATAAAGAACCTTGAGAGCAACATGGTAATTGACTATGGACAACAGCAGACATTGCGACAGCACGTCAATAAAGCTGTTTTAAATGCATTAGGCGGCAAGAATACAGAAGCCTATGCATACATTAGCAAAGTTGTATTCGCAGAGTGTAACAGGGATTTACAAGACAGATTTAAAGTTAATAGTCGAAACAACATCCCTCGTAAACGATATGAGGAAGCTATTGACTATGTAGACAACTGGGAACCAAAAACAAACACAAAGTTGAGAATTGACGAATATAACCGTCAACAGAGATTCGAGGTGTAAATATGAGCGCGTTAGGAGAAAAATTAAGAAGATTAAGAAAGGCGCAAGGGCTTACACAAGGAGAATTAGCCGAGAAAGCCGGCGTTAGCATTAATACAGTAGTCAGATATGAAACTGGTAAAAACTCTCCAAAGCTCGAACTGCTAGAAGATATTTTTAAGGTATTAGGGACAAGTGTTTCGCCGGAAGAAACGAACCAGTACGAAAGAGAATGCAAACAAATCAACCTCAAGGCAGAAATGGAAAGCGTTATTTACCACACAATACGGAAGATAGAAGAAGGTGAAACCGATATGCTTATGTTAAGTGAAAGACTTGAAAAACTGGCAAATGCCTATAGATTGATGGGATTCGCAAATTGTGATGAAAAGGAGTGACAAAAATGAATGAACCTCCGAGACCAGAGTATGTTGCTAGACTACTCTACACCCTTTTAGGACGACAGCAGGGCGTAGAGTATGACAAGGTGTTTTACACTGATAAGGACGGCGTAGAACACGAGGTAAAAAAGGAAGAGCCCTATCATTAAGCTCTTGCCTAATAAATCATAACTAGATTTTACAAAAGACTTGGCAATTTGTCAAGATAGGAGGTAGACATGGCATACATCGTTATTCAAGATTGGATGATATCAGATTTACAGTTAAAGGGGAACGAACTCCTCACATATGCCCTTATTTACGGCTTTTCGCAGGATGGTGAATCAGAATTTAAGGGGTCATTGAAATATATTTCCGAATTTCTTGGTATATCAAAAAGTACTGCACAAAGAAGTATTGAAAAACTTGTAGACCGAGGAATAGTTGAAAAGAGAGTAGAGGAGATTAGCGGAGTGAAATTTAACCGCTATATGGCTCACGAAAAAGCTGACACCCCTATAGTCAAAACGAGTACGGGGTATAGTCAAAATGACCATAGGGGTATAGTCAAAATGACCACGGGGTGTAGTCAAAATGACCATAGGGGTATAGTCAAAATGACCACCAATAATACTAATATATATAATACTAATAATAATACTAGTAATAATACTAAAGATAAAGGCGCGCCCGCGAGATACTTTGAGGACGAGGAACTAAACAATAAGTTTCTGGAATTTCTTTCCATGCGGAAGAAGATTAGAAAACCGGTTCGGACGGATAGAGCTTTAAAAGCATTACTCAAAAAGTTACATGAATTATCTGGCGGTGATGTTGGACTGATGAAACAGATTATAGACCAGTCATTGGATAAAGAGTGGCTAGGACTTTTTGAACTGAAAACAGCTAACGACAGCACGAAGAACATTAACGACCGACTGTACGGGGATATACAGCACTGGGCAGCACAGAAAGAACAGGAGGGAGGCGGAATGTATGACGATTTCGGAGTTTTCTAAAATCGTAGCCGCATTAAAGACCGTTTACACGTCTCCGGGTTTTGTTCCAAACAAACAGGCGTTAGACATGTGGTACCGCCTGGTAGGCAAGAACAACGACTACCAGACGATAAGCGTGGCGGCACAGATGTACATGACAACAGGAAAGTTTCCGCCGACACCGGCAGATATTTTAGAGCGTGCCAGTAAGCTCAAAGCGGAAAGCAGCTACCTGAGCGAGCAGGAAGCATGGGCAACAGTGGCAAAGGCGTGCAGCAATGGGATTTACGGTTACAGAGAGGAGTTTGACAAACTGCCCCCTACGTTGCAAAAGGCAGTGGGAACGCCACAGACGCTCCATGACTGGGCGGTAGTAGATTCAGCGGACTTTCAGACGGTCATACAGTCAAACTTTCTCAGAAGCTACAGAGCGGCGTTAGAAGCACAAAAGGAGATAGACAAGTACCCACCGAAGCTCCAAGAGATGATAAGAGCGGCGGGAGCGATAGAGCGAAAAGAAGCAGTACCAGAACTACCTACACTGGGAGAAATAGTTGGACGGTTAGAGCAGGATAATAAAAATTATACCCCAGAACAATGCGAGGGAGCATTAGGTGACTGGATAGCAGGAAAGAAAGAGAGGTTAGGCTATGGATGCGATGATTAATGCGACGTGGTTCCAGGCGAAGGAATATGACGATAAAGTGATGGGGAAAGGAGTAATCCCGGCAGAAGTCACGATCACTGTCAAAGACAGAGAGGTGGCACAGGGACTGCTTGAGCTGTTTAGACTGGGCGTTGAAAGAAGCAACGACATGAAAAAGATAGAGGCATACGCCAGAGGCTACAACGAACTGAGCAAGGCTATTAAAGAGGCATGGGGTGAAGGAAATGGAACGAGGATTTGACCCGGCTAGAGAGTACTTAAAAACACAGCACCTTGAGGCAGAATATGAGTGCAGAACAGCACACAAAGCAATCAAACGAGGTGCGGAAAGTTACAACGAATATGAGAGATACGAGGAGGAATTAGAGCAATGACACTATATGAGATTGACAGTGCAATTATGGATTGCGTAGACGAGGAGACAGGAGAAATTATCGACCTTGAAAAACTTGAGGCTCTCAACATCGAGAGAGACAAAAAGGTGGAGGGAATCGCGCTGGCAGTAAAGAATTATGCCGCAGAAGCAAAGGCAATCAAAGAGGAGGAAGAAAAGCTTGCGAAACGCCGCAGAAGTTGCGAGAACGCCGCACAGAGGTGCAAGGACTATCTGTCCCATGCTCTTGGCGGCGAAAAGCTCAAAACGGCAAGAGTAAGCGTATTCTACAAGAGCAACGAGTCCGTAACCATTGACGACTTAGACAGTCTGACAGAGGAATACATCAGGATTCCAGAGCCACAGGCGGACAAGACAGCGATTAAAAAGGCGATTAAAGCCGGGAAAGAGGTCGCAGGGGCACATATTGAGACATCTAAGAGTGTGATTGTGAGGTAAGAAAGATGGGAGATATTCACAAAAAGTTGCAAAGAATTCAGGCAGAGTTAAAGGTGCCAAAAAGCAGGTACAGCGACTTTGGCAAATACAACTATAGGAGCTTAGAGGACATCTACGAGGCGGTAAAACCGTTGTTAGACGAAGAAGGTTTACTACTGTCCATTAGCGATGAAATCGTTATGTTGGGCAACCGATTTTACATAAGAGCGAAAGCAGTTTTGAAAGACGTAGAAAGCGAGAGTAGTTTTTGTACTACAGCATATGCCAGAGAAGAAGAGAGTAAACCAAAGATGGACGCGGCACAAATTACCGGAGCGGCATCGAGCTACGCGAGGAAATACGCATTAAATAGTTTATTTCTTCTGGACGACTCGAAAGACGCGGATACAGACGAATACAAACGCAACGAGGTTATCACAGAGAAAGAAGCAAAACGGCTCTATGATCTGATGCAAAAAAAAGGAATGACGGAAGCCCAGATCAAAGAATGGGCAAGTCAAAGAGGTTTAAAATCACTGTATCAGACGACACAGCAACAATACGCTGAAGCCATGAAGGAATTAGGACTGAAATAGCATGGATTTAACTGGAAAAATAAAAAACTTAGCGGTGGATTATTTTAGCAAAAAGATAACAGTTACCCTGGAAATCAACGAGGCGGAGCGGTTTATAAAGGGCGTGGACGAACTGAAAAAGTTGGAAAAACTGTCCGTAATAATTAAACCGTTCCGCAAGAAAAGAAGCTTGTCGGCAAACGCCTATTTCCATGTTTTAGTCACCAAAATAGCGGAAAAAGTCGGAACGAGCAAGGCGGAAGCCAAAAATTTGATGATAGGCAGATACGGACAGCCGGAGCTGATAAAAGGGGACATAGCGGTTTTAAAAACCAATGTCCCAACCAATATCATGTACAAAAAAGAGGACGTTCACACGGTTGCGATAGGACGGCGGCTAGAAAAAGGCAAAGAGGTAGTATTTTACAGACTCATGCGAGGTTCGCACACCTACGACAGCCGGGAAATGAGTGAGCTAATCAAGGGCACGATACAGGAAGCGGAAGACTTAGGAATTGAAACGCTAACAGCAAGAGAGCTGGAACAAATACTAGGAAAATGGAAGCCAAGAAAGGAAGAAGAGAAATGAAAAAATTTGAATTAACAACAGAATTTATCACAAATGCATTTGGAAAAAAGTTATTTAGAATTAAAGCACTGGTTGAATTTGGAGACGTGAAAGCTGGAGAACTTGGAGGATATGTAGAGAAAGAGGGAAATGTATCGCAAGCCGGCAACGCATGGGTTTACGGCAACGCAAGGGTTTCCGGCGACGCAAGGGTTTCCGGCGACGCAAGGGTTTCCGGCAACGCATGGGTTTACGGCAACGCAAGGGTTTACGGCAACGCATGGGTTTACGGCGACGCAAGGGTTTCCGGCAACGCATGGGTTTCCGGCAACGCAAGGGTTTACGGCGACGCAAGGGTTTCCGGCGACGCAAGGGTTTACGGCGACGCATGGGTTTCCGACAACGCATGGGTTTACGGCAACGCAAGGGTTTACGGCGACGCAAGGGTTTACGGCGACGCAAGGGTTTACGGCGACGCAAGGGTTTCCGGCGACGCAAGGGTTTACGGCGACGCAAGGGTTTACGGCAACGCAGAGGTTTCCGGCAACGCAGAGGTTTACGGCGACGCAAGAGTTTGCGGCAACGCATGGGTTTACGGCAACGCAGATTATGCATTAGTACAGGGCTTCGGAACAGAATTCCGCTGCACAACTTTTTATAGGGGCAAAAATAAAAAAATAATGGTTAATTGCGGGTGCTTCCATGGAGACTTGGAAAGATTTAGAAAACAGGTAAAAGAAACACGAAACGGAAAAATAGCAAAAGAATACCTAATGATTGCTGATTTAATGGAATATCATTTCACAAGCGAGGATTCTAGCGATGAATAGCGTACTACAAACTAAAAAAGAGTGTTTTTTCTGCAAAACAACCCAAAATTTACATAGGCATCACGTCTTATATGGCAGCAGCAACAGAAAACAAGCCGAAAAGTATGGTTTTACAGTTTATTTATGTTTAAATCACCATACCAACGGCGGCGAGGCAGTGCATCGCAATCCCAACGGACCACTAGACAGGTACCTCAAGGAGCTGGCGCAGAAGTACTGGGAGGAGAACAACGGAACGAGGGAAGAATTTATCAAAACATTTGGGAGGAATTACCTGTGAATAAATTTAGAAATAAAAAGATTTTTACGACAGCCGGAAAGTTTGACAGTAAAAAAGAAATGCATCGCTATTTAGAACTGGCGGCGATGCAAGAAGCGGGGAAAATTACAGGATTAGAGCGACAGGCTAGATACATCCTTATAGGCAGCCAGAAACGAGAGGATGGCACTACAGAACGCCCCGTATCATATACAGCAGATTTCCGCTACACAGACAAAGAGGGAAAGATTGTTGTTGAGGACGTAAAATCCCCGCGCACAAGAAAAAATCCGGAATACATCATCAAGAGAAAACTGATGCTTGAACGGTATGGCATCACGATCAGGGAGGTGGCGTAATGAAAAAAACAGGAGACTCAGAAGCAAGAAAAGCGGCGAAAATACTCAAGAAGTACTGCAACGAGCATAAATATTGCCGAAATTGCCTTTTTGCGGTAGGAAAGGAGGGCGCGGCTTGCCTACTAGTAAATAAATTGCCGTTTGACTGGGTAAGATATTAAAGCTGGACACCCTCCGGGGTTAAGGATAGATACACATTACAGAAACACGTTAACGGTTCCATGAGGAGTTATATGCCATTGATTCCTCCGGATTTATTCCGGAGGGGAAAGGAAAGAAAATGAAAGTAGAAGAAATGCAAAACAGTGAAGTGGAAGACTATTTGTTAGAACATTTAGAAATAGGCACATTGTTTGGTAAATTAACAGAAACGGCGGATGAATTGTCCAAAGCCGCAACGATGCGTGCGACAATTATGGGATTTAACCCAACCCCAGCGGAAGTGTTAAAAGCAGAGGCTGCTTTACGTAAAAATATGGCAGAAGTTATATTGATTTGTGAAATACTAGCCTGCAACACAGACGCGTGGGACGATGTTAAAGACACACAAGAAGAAATAGCGAGAAAATGGGTTGAGTTAATGATGAAGGAGGAAGAGAAATAAAAATGCCATACGGGCTGAAAGACGAAGATTTTGCTAAAATACAAAACAAAATAGCGAAAAAACTATATGAAATACCAAGCCTTGACCGAGCTGCATTCTTGGTGGAATGCACAGAGCAGGAACTAAGGGAAGCAATGAGCGAACTACGCAAAACACCCAAATCAAAAGGGAAAATTGAAGCCGTAGAAAGGGAGTTGAGAAACAGAGGAAACAAAAACAAAAAAACAAAGTTTTTCCCAAACGACTTGGAGGAAAAGAGATTTGCGGGGGAATGGACGAAAGTGTGTGGAAGAATAAGGGGGAATGAAAGATGTTAGAGGACAAAGAAATTATGCTTATCCAGAACGAAGATGGAACATTTAGCGAATATGATGATAGCAATGACATTACTATTAGCTGCGAAAATGAAAAACAATGCGAGGAAGTGGTGGAACTACTGAAAAGACAGCTCAAACCAGTAAAACCGATTATCTTAGATGCATTAAATGGAGACATTGATTATGAATGTCCCTTGTGTGGAAGGCAAGTAATGGCGGATGCAGAAAGCAGGAATAAATACTGCGGCGAATGTGGCTGTAAATTTGATTGGAGCGAAATTGATACATGATCGGAGGCGTAAATGGACAGCAGCGCAACAAAAACAGACACCTACATGAGCATATCAGAAAAATTCATGCAAGGTAATATAAGCGAGGACGAATTTGTGGAGCAGTATAACCGATTGGTTGAGCAGGAAGCTGAAAAACACGCAGAACCGTTTGAACCACATGAGCATATTTAAGAGGAGAGAAAATGAAGTTTATTGATTTTTTTGCCGGAATCGGAGGGTTCCGCAGAGGCATGGAATTAGCGGGGCATGAATGTGTCGGGTTTTGCGAATTCGATAAATTTGCAACCGCAAGTTACACATCAATGCATCTGCTTACTCAGGAACAAAGAGAATTTTTGAGCAAAATGCCGTTGAAACAGCGACAAAAAGAAATACTAAAGGAGGAATACAGGAATGGAGAGTGGTACGCAAATGACATTAGAAGAGTATATGCCGGAGACATTCCAAAAGCAGATTGCTGGTGTTTCGGATTCCCATGTCAAGACGTCTCCGTTGCAGGAAAGCAACTTGGGTTTCAAGGAAACCGTTCAAGCTTGTTTTTCAGAGTTATGTACCTTATCGGACAACTCGAAGAAGAAAATAGACCCACTTACCTTTTCATTGAGAACGTTAAGAATTTGCTTAGTGTTAATGGAGGATGGGATTTCGCCAGACTGCTCATTGAAATGGAGCAGAGGGGGGTATGATGCAGAATGGCAGGTGCTCAACTCCAAAGATTTCGGAGTGCCACAAAACCGGGAAAGGTGCTTCATTATCGGACATCTTAGAGGAAGAAGTACCGCAAAAGTATTTCCTGTCGAAAGAGCAGACAGAGAAGATAGTATTCAAATAATAGGTCACAGGGACGGTTACAGAAGAAATACGCAGGTATTTGCACAAGATGGAATCACAGAAGCATTAAGCACTTGTCAAGGCGGCGGAAGGGAACACCATGTTGCTTTACCATGCTTCATTGACTTGTGTCGTGAAGGCTCGAAGATGACGGGGCAGGCACGATGCCTGAAGGCAAGATATTATAAAGGAGTATCGAACCATGCAGGGCAAGATAGCGGAATCGCGATCGGAGTCAAAGAAGCAACAAAACAAGGTTATGCAGAATGCAGAGCGGGAATTGACAGCGTGAACTTCTCAATGCCAAACAGCAAGACAAGAAGAAGAAGAGTCGGACAAGAAATCGCCAACACGCTCGACACGAGTTGCAATCAGGGAATCTTCGTCCAGGTATCGGAAGAACTGGTTGTATATGCGGTCTGGTATGAAAAATATCAATGTTACATAGCAATCAGAAGACTAACGCCGTTAGAATGCTTTAGGCTGCAAGGTTGGACAGATGACTATTTTGAAAAAGCAGAGTTTGTTAATTCTGATAGTCAATTATATAAGCAAGCAGGAAACGGCGTAACTGTAAATGTAATAAGAGCTATTGCAGAAAAATTAGGCGAAAGAGATGGATACACGAAATCACGAACATTGCAAAGGCAAAACGGCGCATGAGCATATATGAAAGGAGCAAAAAGATGAAACAGCTTAGTCTCGAAGATATCAATCTTGATATGATTCCGATTAATGTACTGCAAGATGTTGATAAGCGAATAGCTGACTGGAGAGCGGCCGGAGGCAAAGACTCCGATGCATACATCCAGAATCAGTTAAGATATTTAAAACGAGTCGAGTTGATGGCAAACAACGCCACGGATACGCTCACATATTTTTAAACAGGAGGAAATAACAAGTTTATTTGTAAAGCGAAAAAACGTATAGAAGCATGAAGACAAGAAAGGAAAAAAGAAATGAGTATATTTAAAAGGAGGAAGAAAGATGTTAACTGCTGTATATGATACAAGGCGTTCTACCGACGTAATGGAAATTCAGAAGGACGCTCAATATTTGAAAGAAGAAATGACTGGTTGTATATACAGGCACTTCAAAGGAGAATTATATATCGTAACGGACGTTGTAGTAAATTCCGAGTCTCTTGAGATAGAAGTAATATACAAAGACTTTACACCTTCCCAACTTACATGGAGTAGAGATTTAAAACAATTTTTTTCGGGAGTCAATACAACAAAGTACCCTGACGCGCTACAAAGAGTGAGGTTTAAAAAAGTTGGAAGAAACGGGGAGATAGAACGATGAGCAATCCTAAGCATGATTGGTACGGACACGCAGTAAAGCAGGTAAAAAAATACCCAGACAAACTGATTGCAGAAAATACAGCCCAGTCAGCCCTATGGATGTACGCTATTAACAAGGCGATAAAACAGACAGAGGGTATGGACAACGGTGAGGACAGAATGAAAGCTGTACAGCTGGTGTATTTTGAGGATAGATACACGATAGCAGGGGCGGCGGATAAGCTTGGATATGCAGAAATGACTATACGCAGATGGCTTAGTGCTTTCGCCAATTTGGCTGGGAAATATGCGGGATATTAGAGAGGGGGAATTATTTCCCCCTCTTTTTTTATGTTTGTCTAACGTGGCTTAAAAGATGTCGTACAATACACTTGTACGGACGAGTACTGGTAACTTTTTGTGAGACATAACCTCCTCTATCTTTTTGTGGTAAAAGTGTAAACTCTCATCCGCGTAAAAGAGAGTACGCAAGACACCTATCCCACGGTGCCTTGCGTTCCATACAGGTTGCGGGTCTACAAGTGTTTAGGGACCAGCCGCTTATTAGTCTTACCCCGGCGGCTGTTAAGGTGCAATTCCTTATACTTGTATCTAGTTGCGCTATGCAACTGGTGTAAACGATTTTTTTTATATTTTCTTTCCTTTCATATAACCCCGTAAACAATCCATTACGGGGTTATGGTTGTATTTAGGAGGTGACCCCAAAATGGGATAAGTAAATACCAGGAGTGGCTGACCCAAGAAGGGTTGCTTAAGCTAGAGGGATGGGCACGAGATGGATGCACAGACAAAGAGATTGCGGCGAACATCGGCATTAACCCAGATACCTTGTATACATGGAAGAAAAAATTTCCAATTTTAGCCGATACCTTAAAAAAGGGAAAAGATGTTGTGGACAGGCAAGTGGAAAAAAGCCTGTTACAACGAGCGTTAGGGTACAGCTACGAGGAGACGAGCGAAAAGTACGAAGGCGGAGTAATGACGGAGCGAAAAGTAACAAAGAAGCACGTTGCGCCGGACACAACAGCACAGATATTTTGGTTGAAGAACAGGAAACCAGAACAATGGCGTGATAAGCCGCAGTCAGAGAGTGCAAGTGACAAAGCACTGGCGAAAGCTATTGAAATCCTTGGGGGTGTCGATAGTGCCATTGACTAGCAAGCAGGCAGAATACCTGCAAGGCTGTAATCATCGTTGGAACGTAAAGACCGGAGCAACAGGCTCCGGGAAATCTTTTGTTGACTACACAGTTGTAATTCCTCAACGTCTGACACACCTAAAAGGATTAGGGCTGGCTGTGATGCTGGGAAACACCAGAGGCACGCTACAGCGAAACATACTTGACCCTATGCGAGAGATATGGGGCGAGGAGCTAGTTGGCGAGATACGGAGCGACAACACAGTACAGCTATTTGGCAAAAAGGTATATGCACTAGGTGCTGACAACAAGAAGCACGTTGCAAGGATACAGGGGGCAACAATCGAGTACGCCTATGGCGATGAGGTGACGACGTGGAACCAAGAAGTTTTCGAGATGTTAAAATCTCGTCTCAGAACGTCGCACAGTCATTTTGATGGGACGTGCAACCCGGCGGGACCGAAACACTGGTTCAAAGGCTTTCTGGATTCCGATGCAGATATATTCCAGCAGGCGTACAACATACACGATGGCTGCCTGCCTCCGGCGGTAGTGGATGAGTTAATAAAAGAGTACTCCGGGACACACAGGTACCAACGCTACATACTAGGCAACTGGGCGGTGGCAGAAGGTCTTGTGTACGATATGTTTTCGGAGACAAGACACGTTTGCAAAGCAGAGACTAGCGGAGAGATAATTGTTAGCTCCGACTTTGGTATGCAGAACGCTACCGTATTCCTCGTCTGGCAGAAAAGAGTAGATACCGGTAACTGGCATTGCATAAAAGAGTACTACTATTCAGGCAGAGAGAACAACCGCATGAAGTCAGTCAGTGAGCTAGTAAAAGGACTAGAGGACACGCTAAACGGGCAGAAAGATGATTTAGTCATTGTTGACCCATCCGCTGCCGCTCTCATTGTGGAGCTACGCAGTAGAGGGCATAAGGTCAAAAAGGCGGATAACACTGTTAACGATGGGATAGCGGATGTTGAGACGATGTTGACACAAGACAAATTATCGTTTGACCCGTCTTGCACACACACGATCGAGGAATTTGGCATCTATGCATGGGACCCAACAGCGGCTGACAAAGGCAGGGATGCAGTTATAAAACAGTCAGACCACGCAATGGATGCTATCAGGTATCTTGTAAAAACATTAAAACTCGTCAAGCGCAGCCGAACAAAACAATACAAATCAATTCTAGGGTGATAACAATGTATCTATCATATCAAGATTTTGTTGCCGCAAAAGACAAAGGGCAATTTATAAATCAGTTTATAAAATTCCACGAGAGTACGGGAGCATACAAAGAGGCGTTAAAGGCGGACAAGTATGACGCGCAGGAAAATGAGACTATCTTGCAATTCCAGCGTGTTTATTACACCTTGCTAGGTCAAAAAAAGATAGATAATTTTTCGTCTAACGCACGGATATGCTCTAATTTCTTTCACAAATTAAATACACAGCGTTGTTCGTACAGTCTAGGAAACGGCGTCTTTTTTAATGACATGAGTGTCAAGGATAAACTGGGCAAAAAGTTTGACACAAGAATTAAAGAGGCAGCATACGATGCGTTAATTCATGGTCAGTCCTTTTTGTTCTGGAATGTGGACCACGTGCACGAATTTCCCCTCACACAGTTCGCCCCAATGTGGGACGAGGACACAGGAGCATTGATGGCAGGCATAAGATTCTGGCAGCTGGACGAGCAGAAACCGTTTAAGGTTGTGCTATACGAAATAGATGGCTATACAACCTACAGTGCAGAAAGCAAATTTGGAGAATTGAAAGAGACCGCTCCCAAGCGGGCATACAGACAAAGAGTCGAGGTTGCTAATAATTTGGAACCCGAAATCATCGGGGAAGAAAATTATAGCAGTCTACCTATTGTGCCGATGTTTGGCAACAAAAGACATATAAGCACCCTGAGGGGAATGCAGTCAAAGATTGATGCCTACGATGCGGTACAAAGTGGTTTTGCTAATGATTTAGACGACTGTGCACAGATGTATTGGCTCATTTCCAACGCTGACGGTATGACGGATGACGAGCTGGCAGAGTTTAGGGACCGGCTCAAGTTTCAGCACATCGCAAAGGCTGAGGAAGGGCAGGTACAGGCATACACACAAGAGCCGCCGTATACCGCCAGAAAAGAGTTTCTCACGCAGATGCGGTCAGAAATTTATGAGGACTTCGGGGCGCTGGATGTACACACCATAGCCGCCGGAGCAACAAACGACCATATCGACGCGGCATACCAGCCACTAGACGACAATGCAGATGATTTTGAGTACTTCGTAGGCGATGCGATCGAAAAGATTCTGGAGCTTGCAGGAATTGATGACGAACCGCAATTTAAGCGGAACAGAATCAGTAACGAGAAGGAACGAACAGACATGATTCTTGAGGCAGCAAATTATCTGGATGAAGAAACCATCCTGAAAAAATTACCGTTTGTTGCACCGGAGGAAGTGTCGGACATTTTGAAAAAGCTGGACGAAGAATCATATAACCGCTACACAGAACCACCTGAACCAGATACGCCGGAAGATAACCCGGAAGGGGATGAGTAGTCATGTATCCATCCGACAAGTGGACAGAGCAGGAGTTACAAAAGTTAGAAAAACGGTTAGCAGACGTATATAAGCAGGCTGAAAAAGAGCTTGACAGCAAAGCGAGAAACTATTTTAAACAGTTTTCCAGACGATACGCCAAAGAATATGCGGCATACCAGGCAGGGAAATACAGCAAAAAAGAGTTTGAAGCATGGCTGATGAATCAGTATGGCAGAGGGCAGAGGTGGGAGGCGCTGCGCGAGGATATGGCGCAGAGACTGACGGAATCAAACCAGATTGCCGCAGCGTATATCAACGAAAAGACCCCTCTTGTGATTGCCCTCAATCGCAATTTTGAGGCGTACATGATTAAATCTCTTGTACCTGACAGACAGATAAAAGAGATTGGAGATATTGCATTTAATTTGGTTGACGAACACACAGTTAAGCGGCTGACGGTCAGAAAGCAGAAGATTCTTCCACCGCGTAGGATACTAAAAAGTAAGGACGTGCATTGGAATAAAAAGAAATTGCAAAATGCACTACTGCAAGGAATTTTACAGGGCGACAGCATAAAAAAGCTCGCAGGGCGATTCCAAGACGTTGCAGGTATGAATCATACTGCCGCAATTAGAAACGCCCGCACAGCATTCACAGGAGCGCAGAATGGAGGCAGGCAGGCGGCATACGAGGAAGCCTACCAGATGGGGATTGATGTAGTTAAGCATTGGACAGCGACAAAAGATTTGAGGACACGAGATAGTCACAGAGCGTTAGACGGCGAGGAAGTACCGTTTAACATGGCTTACTCAAACGGTCTTATGTATCCGGGAGACCCAAGCGGAATCCCGGCGGAGGTTTATAACTGTCGATGCACGCAACGAACTGCGCTGCCCGCCGAACTGGCACAACCACGAATGATACGCGTTAAGAATTTGGAAACAGGCAGAAACGAAGTTGTAGAAGACATGACCTATTACGAATGGTTAGCAACGCAAAGGGGGCGAATATAATGGCGGATATTGATGTTGTAAGCCATGTAGACGAAGTAATACTCAAGACCACGATGGCACTTGCAAGAGCATTAGAGCAGGCAGGAGCCGCCGCAGAGGGGCACGCAAAAGACCTTTGCCCGGTCGATACGGGCGCGTTGAGAAATAGCATTACGCATCGGACTGACTTGGAAAATCTCACAGAGATAATAGGAAGTAACGAAGAATATGCCGCCTATGTGGAACTGGGAACTGGCGTGTATTACAAGGGAGGAAGAAAGACCCCGTGGACTTATCAGGACGATAAGGGACAATGGCACATCACAAACGGTCAGAGGGCGCAGCCGTATTTAAAACCGGCGGCGGCAAATTACGCGAAAGAATATACAGCAATTATTGCAAACGAATTAAAAGGAGCGATGGGATAATGGACAGATTGTCTTTACTCGTCAAGGCAAAAGAAACGGCGGAGTATTTTACTGATAAAAAGTTTAAATACTCTCAGGGCGTGGCGAATAGCTGGGCAGGCGCAAAGAAAAAAAAGGTAAGTAATTGTGCATCATATGTTTGCTATTGTCTACAGCAATTAGGCATCCTCAAACCGGGACAACTGTTTTATTGCAACAGGAACGGAACAGTTATCTATAAGGGCGCAGGAACAAAAACGGCTATATCAAAACGATATAGATTGATAAAAGTAAATAAATTACCCCGGGATTATAAAAACAAATTAAAGCCCGGAGACATTTGCTTTTATCGCCTACATACTAACATTTTTGCAGGCGTTAATGACGACAACAAAATGGTGTGGTGGGACGCCGGAAAGGCTAGCACTAACACTAAAAAAGCAGGCGGAACATATAAAAAAATACACAGAGTTATCAATGGAAATCAGAAGATTTTATATGTGCTGAGATGGAAAGGGTGAGAAAATGACACAGAGAAAAATTATTGATGTATCTGCATACAACGGCACGATTGACTGGAAGAAAGTAAAGAAATACGGTTGCAATGGTGCAATTATTAAGATTATCCGCAAGGATTTAGGCAAAGATAAAAAATTTGAGGAGAACTATAAAAAGTGTGAGAAATTGGGTATCCCATGGGGCGTGTATAACTACACATACGCTACTACAGTGGCGAAAGCTAAGTCAGACATGAAACTTGTATACGACATCCTCGACAAAATTAGTAAGAAACATTTTAAATACGGCGTTTGGTTTGATATTGAGGACAAAGTACAAGCTAAGCTGACAAAAGGCATGATTGCATCAATCATCAACGCGGCACAGACTGTCGTTGAGTCAAGAGGGTATAAATTCGGCGTTTACACTGGCAAATCATACTTTGCGGAGCATATTGACAAAAACAAGGTCAAGTGTAAAAACTGGTGGATTGCACGTTATTACAAAGGCTATAACCGCATGGCATTTAAGGCAACGCCGAAAAAATCTTACAAGCCCGCAAGCGTGTCTAACCTTATGGCGTGGCAGTATACCAGCTCTGGCGTGTTTCCGGACAAGGTTTCAACCGGCAACGGCGGCAAGTTTGATTTAAATATTTTATATCATGACTTCCCGGCGGCGGCACAGAAGGAAGAAACAACGAAAAATGTTAAATACACAGGGGGATTCCCTAAATTGCCGCCACGAGGCTACTACAAGTTTTTAGACGGTATCACGGTATTAAAAGACACACAGAATGAAATTACAAAATTACAGGATTTTCTAAACTGGGCAATCGGAGCGAAATTAAAAACCGATGGCAAGTATGGAGAGAAGACGGAAGACGCGGTAAGAATTTTCCAGTCGCGCTGTAACTTGAAAAACGATGGCAAGTTCGGGACAAATTCCCTTAAGGCCGCGAAAGAATTTAGCAAGTAATCACGAAGTACTGTGATTTACATATAAAGTCATTTAGGGAAAGGAGTAAATCAAATGGCATTAACAAGAGCTTTTTTGAAAAGCATGACACTTACAGACGAACAGATTTCCGCAATCATCGAAGAACATTCTGCAACCGTTACGGGTCTCAAGGGTGAGATTAGTAAATACAAAGAGGATGCAGAGAAAGTCCCAGACCTCCAGAAGAAATTGGAGGACTATGAAAAGGACGACTGGAAAGGCAAGTACGAGAAGGAACACGCAGGTTTTGAGAGCTACAAAGCCGAACAGGACAAGAAAGCGTCCTACAATGCGAAAGAAGCCGCATACAAAAAGATGCTTGAGGATTCCGGCGTGTCTAGCAAGGTAATTAACCTTGCATTAAAAGCATCAAAAGAGACTATTGATAATTTAAAAATCGGAACTGACGGCAAACTTGAGAACGCAACAGAGGTAGAAAAAGGCATCAAAGAAGCGTATGCCGATTATATTACAACTGAAAAAACTCAGGGCGCTAACGTATCAAATCCACCGGGAGGAGAACCGGGGAAAATGACCAAGAAAGAAATCATGGAAATTAAAGATGCAGGCGAACGTCAGAAAGCGATTGCGGAAAATCACGAAATTTTTGGATTTTGAAAGGAGTAAACAATGCCAGGAGTAACTACTAGCACTGTATTAAATACAGATAGCACTCTCAAAGCGAGAGAAATTGATTTTGTAACAAGATTTGAAAAAAACTGGGATGCATTAAGAACCATCTTGGGAATCTTTAGACCTATTAGAAAAGAGCCGGGCACTAGCTTAGTAACCTACGAAGCGCAGATGAAAGATGAAGCTTTACAGGGCGGCGCAAGCGTAGGTGAGGGCGAGGCAATCCCTTTTACACAGTTTAAAGTTGTGGAAAGCAAGAGAGAAGATATTGTTGTAGAAAAATACGCTAAATCTTTAACTCTTGAGTCTGTGGCAAAATGGGGCGCAACCGTTGCAATCGAAAAGACAGATGATGCCTTTATGGTTGAGCTGCAGAACAAGGTTTTGAAAGATTTCTACACGTTTTTAAAAACAGGAACATTAAAGGGAACGCAGAAAAAATGGCAGAAAGCACTTGCAATCGCAAAAGGTGCTGTACTCAACAAATTCGCAGGCATGAACAGAAATGTAACCGAAGTCGTAGGATTTGCAAATGTAATGGATTTTTACGACTGGTTAGGTGATAAAGAGATTACTGTGCAGACAATGTTTGGATTGCAGTATATCAAAGACTTCTTTGGTTTCTCTACACTGTTCCTCCTCCCTGACGCCTACATCCCGGCAAAAACTGTTATTGCAACACCTGTAGAAAATATTGACTTGTATTATATTGATCCCGGCGATAGTGATTTTAAAAAACTTGGCCTGGACTACACAACATCTGGCGAAACAAATCTGATTGGATTCCACGCAGGCGGCAACTATACAAATGCCACAGGCGAAACATACGCCATTATGGGCATGAAGTTGTGGGCAGAATACCTTGACGGTGTTTGCGTAGTTACTGTCGGAACTACAGATACCATCCCAGAAGTATCAAGCACCGTTTCGGAAGCAAGTTCGAACGGAAAATAAAAGGGGTTGATTGAGTGCTTTACGAAGTCATGAATCATATTCACAATTTCTTTCCAGTCAAAGGAGCGGCAATCACAGGCAAAATAACAATCGGGGAATTGCTTTTTGACACGCACATAGATGCAACGACAGACACCAAAGATCTACGTTATTCTGACACCGCGATCCGCCTCCCGTTACAGGACGGGCAGTATTATTTGATAAGCGGTTCTATTTTTAATGACGGGGTTTATCAGTATCACAAAGGCAATACTGCCCCGTTACAGGAGGAGACGTTTGACGGCGTAGTGGTTCCACTGGCTATCCCTAAACCGTTTTTATCACTAGTGGACGAAATCAGCGAGTGGCAGGCAAAAAATGGAAATTCAGGAGCGTATCAGTCAGAGTCATTTGGCGGCTATTCGTACAGCAGGGCAACAAATTCTAAAGGCGAGGCTTACACGTGGCAGGATGTATTTAGAGCACGCCTGAACCCATGGAGGAAAATGGCATGAGTTTAATCAATGAATTTTTACAGGATTGCATACTCATGGATAAAAAGCGTACTTCTGACGGCGAGGGTGGATTTATCACCGAGTGGGTCGAGGGCGCTAAAATACAGGCGGCAATAGTCCGAGATACCTCTATGTCTGCCAGAGTGGCGGAAAAAGAGGGTGTAACAGCAACATATACAATTACTACAGCTAAAACAGTAAAGCTGAGCTATCATGATGTATTAAAAACAAAAGACGGAAAAATTTTTAGAGTTACATCAAATGCAGGAGAAAAAGAAACCCCTGCGTCGTCTAATTTAGACATAGCACAGGTCATGGCGGAGAAGTGGGAGTTAACGTCATGACCCCAACGGCGGCACTATATCAATTTTGGTCATCCTTCGGCATAACTGCATATCCGTCTAACAGGGTGCCGGAAGATACCGCTTTCCCTTTTATCACATACGAACCGATTATAGCAAATTGGTGGACAGGTGCGGCCGCCGCTAGCGTCGTAAATGTCTGGTACCACACAGAATCTGAGGCAGTCCCAAATAAAAAGGCGAAAGAAATCAGTGACAGATTGCAAGGAGGAACCACGGTCAAGTGCGATGATGGAATCATTTTTCTGTCGCAAGACCAGCCTTGGACTCCTTTAGTCGATGAAGCTGACTCGTCAATAGTACGCAGATACACAGTAATAACTATGCAATTTATAACTATTTAATGAGGTGAGCAAATGAAGTATACGCAGGTACCTTCTGACCTTTTCAAAAAAATACAGATTAACGCCGGTATTATTGTATCAGCTTTTGAGCCGGAAACGGGTGCCATAACAGCAACTAACATCCTCATGGCAACCAGCGGCGGTTGTAGCTTTAGCGCGGAGCCATCCTTTACGGATTTCGGGGAAGACATTGATAATGTGCCTAAAAACACGATGGAACTCAAGGAAATCGAATCTATCGAAGTAAAATTATCAGGCACAGCCGTTACAATGGATACCGCACAGGCTAAAAGTTTTATGGCGGCGGCAGACGTAGCGGGAAACAAAGTAACACCAAGGGCAGATTTAAAGGCAGAAGATTTTAAGGATATTTGGTGGATTGGCGACTATTCGGACGAAAATTCCGGGGATTCCGCCGGATTTATCGCAATCAAAATTATGAATGCACTCTCAACGGGCGGATTTAAGATTAAATCAGATGATAAATCCAAAGGAAATTTTGATTTCGAATACACAGGACATTACAGCATTAAGAACGCAGAGACAGTACCTTACGAGGTTTATATCAAAACAGGCGAAGCGGCGTAGGAGGTAAAGCATGAAATTATCAGAATTAACAGCAGAACAGGGTTTAGAAGCCATTGCGAACTCCCTCGAACATATCGGTAACATTGCAGACGATGATGATGCGCTCAGCCTGTGCCAGAAGCTTGTACCGCAGGAAGGGGAGAAATATATCAAAGTCTTTGCTAGGGGTGCTAAAACAGCTCCTAGGCTGTTAAAAACACACAAAGATGATGTAATTGGAATCTTAGCAGCGTTTGAATTGCAGAGTGTTGAGGAATACAAGAAAAAGCATAAATTAATGGACATTATCAAAGGCATGGTTGACCTCATCAATGAGCCGGAGGTACGTCAGCTTTTTTTCTCAGCGCCAACAAGCGCAGCAGAAGAACCCTCTGGCGATGCGCAGGAGAATACAGAGGAAGAAGCGTAAAGGGATTCTTGCTGTACGTCAAGGCTAAGATTTTAGACGACACAGAGGAATTAATTTACAAACGATACATGGCCGATGGGCTGAAATATGTAACCGAAAGCATTTCGCAGGCGTTCGGTGGGAAATATCTCTATGTATCATTTTTTGATTTAATTAATAGCGATAAAAAGCAAACAGTAACAAAGACTGGCGAAGAAATAGCCGCGGACGTCATTAAAAAAGCCGGATTGGTGGTGATGAGTGATTGAATGTGATGGAATTGTTTGTCACTCTGGCAATCAAAGACACCGCATATAAGCAGGGGCTGAAAGACGCAGAAGGTAACGCCAGCTCGTCCACATCAAAAATTGGCGGGGCATTTAAAGCGGTCGGGAAAGTAGCTAAAACAGCTATGGTGGCCGGCTCTGCTGCCGCCGTTGCATTTACAAAAACATCAATAGATGCCGGAATGAATTTTGATACTGCAATGTCTCAGGTAGCAGCTACTATGGGAACAACCGTAGACAAAATAGGGAACGTCAAAGCCAAGGCTGAGGAAATGGGGCGCACAACAAAGTACACCGCAACGGAAGCGGCGGAAGGAATGAATATCCTTGCTCAGGCTGGCTTGTCGGCGGATGAGCAGATTAGCGGTATCGGAACGGTACTTAACCTTGCCTCTGCCGGTGCTATGAGTCTGGAAGAATCGGCATCATATACTGCCGGAGCTGTAAAAGGCTTTGGTGACTCGATGAGTAACGCATCTTACTATGCCGATTTGATGGCAAAGGGTGCTACTCTTGCTAATACGGACGTAAGAGGCCTTGGAGAGGCTTTTTCCGGTTCTGCTGCCACAGCGAAAAACTACGGTCAAGCGGCGGACAGTGTCACGCTTTCCTTGCTTCGCTTGGCAGAGCAGAACGTGACAGGCTCCGAGGCATCTACGGCATTAAATAGGGCAATGGCGGACTTATATACTCCGACTGATGATGCATCAAAAGCTTTAGATCAGTTAGATGTATCCGCCTATAAGTTAAACGGCGAGGCAAAAGATTTTAACGACCTCGTAGACGAGCTTAATGGCTCTTTGCAGGGTATGACAGCGGAACAAAAAAACAATGCTCTTGCAACGATTTTTACAACGCAAGGCTTACAGGCGTTTAATAAAATGACCGCATCGAGTGATGCGACTGTGCAAAAATTTTGGAAAGGAATACAGGATTCTTCCGGCTCCGCAGCACAACAGGCGGCTACGCAGTTAGATAATTTGCAGGGCGACATAACCTTGCTATCTAGCGCCACAGAAGGCCTGCAACTTGCTTTTTATAATACCTTTTCGGGTACTATCCGTGGTGCCATCAAAGGTATAACAAGCGAGGTTAGTGGATTAGCTGAGGCGATGGAATCTGGCGGCATAAGCGGCGCCCTTTCCAAACTGGCGCAAGATGCGATTAATTTTAGCGGCCAGTTGCCGGGGCTGACAAAAATCGGCGGCGACCTCATAAACGGTTTAATTTCAAGCGTTACTCAAAATTCTGGCAGTATTACAACTGCTGTCAGCCAACTGTTAAATAATCTTGCCTCTACGATTTCCACAGGGCTAAATGTATTTACATCGGTCGGAGTTAATTTGCTGACGACTATCGCTAACGGCATGACTCAGGGCATCCCGACCTTTTTGGGGCAGGCGTTGCCGATGCTGACACAATTTACAGAGTCATTGAGGAGCAACGCAGGCAAATTGATAAATGCAGGCCTGACACTTATCCAGAATATTGCTCAAGGGCTGATTAATTCTATTCCTGTATTGATTGCATATGTACCTACAATCATAACGAATTTGGCTGGCATTATTAACGATAATGCGCCAAAAATCCTTGCAACAGGAGTAACAATCATAACAAATTTAGCGATTGGCTTAGTTCGTGCGATTCCGTTATTAATTGCTAATTTACCGAAGATTATCACAGCAATCGTAAGCGTATTTACAGCGTTTAACTGGTTTTCGCTTGGTAAAAACATTGTTACCGGCATAATAAAAGGGGTCAAAAATCTCCCTTCCCTTTTAAAGGGTGCCGCTAAAAATGCTGTAAACGGATTCAAGGGAGCATTTAAGGGAAATGGTATTTTATCGGCTGTAAAAGGAGCATTTACTAAGATACCATCGGCTGTTAAAAGTATCTTTACTAAGGCAGTATCCCTTGTAAAAAGCTTCCCTGGACGGTTTAAGAGCGCCTTAAAGTTTAGCTGGTCTCTTCCACACCTAAACCTACCGCACCTGAGTGTTTCCGGCGGAAAAGCTCCGTTCGGTATTGGGGGAAAGGGTTCCCTGCCATCGTTCCATATTAGCTGGTATAAAAAGGCTATGGAAAGTCCATATGTATTTTCTGATGCCACATTGTTTGGAGCAGGAGAAGCAGGAGACGAGATGCTGTACGGTCGTAGCAGACTGATGAACGATATCAAAGAGGCAACACAGGGAACGAAAAACGATGTAACTATTAACGTAACTGTAAACGGTGCAGATAACCCAGAAGAATGGGGAAGAAGAATGGCAAGTGAACTTAGAAGGCAGGTGAAAATGGCATAATGGCAAAGAAAAAGTCTGCTGCTCCTAGCGGTCTGTCTATATCGAGAGACGGTTTGAAATTTACAATATCTTGGAAGATACCGACGAAAAAATATGAGGATGGACAGTGGCTATGGTATCGTCTACATACAAAAAACGCCGGTGCTTCTAAATGGGATTGGACAAAGTGGAAGAAAATAAATGTGGGAAAATCAGCAACCAAAAAAACGGTAGCACTTAATGCAAAAAATTATTATCCTGTCTCATCAAAATTATTAAACGCGATAGAATTTAAGGTAAAGGGCAAAACAAAAAGTGATAAAAAGCATACCTATACAGCCGCACATTCCACAAAGACATTTACCATTTATGCACCAAATGCCCCTTCCGTTTCTTATTCTCTTGATGATACTGGCGCAAATAAAGGTGCATTTACTTGGAATACCTCATACGAGGCAAATGATGCAAGGCATTTTGCAAGGACGCAGGTACAGACCGCATTAATGACAAACTATAAGGGCGCCATTGCAAACGCTCGCTTTACCAATGCATCCTATACGGGAGCGTCTGGCACATGGGCGATAACAGAGGATGGTTCCCCGACACAAAACAAGACATTTTGCCGTATTGTAAGGGCAAAATCGAGAGGGTGTGCCGGAGATTCCGGTTGGAGCTATGCATACCATTATTACAGCATCCCAGAGCGTCCAAATATACAGAGTACAGGGAGCAAAGAGATAGGCTCCTCTAGCCGCTATGTATGGGCAAACTGGGTGCAGGCATCGC